GGACCGGAGCCCATTTTTGTTGTAGTTGTTCGGAAAGAAACATCTAATATCTCCTTGTTATATGATTAGATTCGGGTTGTTTTTGAAATTGACTGAACGATAGAATTCATGAATGCATCAGAAACTACTTTCTTTTCTGCAACATCTTCTACTTGTTCGTGAAGTGCAGTGGCATCAGCCTTCTTTACTCCGGAAGGGAAATAGTTTTCACGGATAGTATCAAGTTTAGTTCTGTACTCTTCCTCTGTGGAATAGTCTACACTCTCTGCAAGTGCTTTGATCTTCTCAACTTGTGTCGCGGTCAAACCTTCGCATACTTCGCGGGTTACTTCAGCTTTGTGAGCTTCAAAGAGTGCATTACGGTACTCAATAGAACGCTCAACTTCTTCGTCCAACTTGCCGCTTAGTTCTTCAACTTTAGCTGCTAGTTCGTCAACGAGGTCAACTTTTTCAGCAGGAACATCAATGTAGTGTTCTGCAAATAGATTCTTCAAGCCATTGATGAAGTCTTCGGCCAACTCTGAGCGAATACCATTGTCAATAGCGATTTGATTTTCTTCCATCCATTGTTCAACAACGTATGAAAGGTAGTCATTTACTTTGTCTGTTAGTTCTTCTTTGACAGATTCAACAGCTTCTTCTAACATGGAAGCATAGTGTGTCTCAATCTGTTCTTCAATCTGAGCAACGCGATCTAGTACGCGAGCTTCAAAGATTGTGGAAACTTTTGTTCTGAATTCTTCAGAGATGGTTGAGTCATCAGCAAAGATCGCATCAATATCTTCCGATACGAAATTGCTTTCTTCTTGCTCAACTTCTTCACTCTTCATAGAATCCATTTTACTAGATGCAGCAGAAGGCTTAGTTGTTGGTGCAGTTGCGCTCTTAGATGTAAAATTCATCTTATGTGAGTTGTCATCTGGTTTAGCGTTTTCCGGTGTTGGACCACCAGCATCTGTAATTTCGCCTTCCAGCTTTTGTGGAGGCATTGCATTCTTTCCCTTGCCAGAAGCAAGAATTTCAGCAGCAGCCTCAAAAAGTTTATTAGTAGCCATTTAGGAATCTCCTTTGTTTGTTTATTTATATAATTTACAGTTTCGTTAGAAAATTTTCAAAGAGGCGCGCAGCCACTTTTTCAATGTCTTTTCTTGAGGCACTTTGTATTGCTTGTTTCGTTCTATCAATATCCATTTCAACGAAACGACCTTCAATGAACAACCACTCTTTGTTTTCCATAATACCATTGACGAATGCGCCTGGTGCAGATGGATCAGCAACAACGTCAGCAGCCGTAGCTAGTCTGAAGTCATCGGAAACAATATTGATACCGTCACGTCCTTGGACAAGTGAACCCATACCTCTTGAAGATACGCCTAGACTAACACCAGAATCAATAAAGTTTCTTACGATATTACCGTAAGGTGTATCCAAAACCTTAGCTCTGCCGATAAATCTATTCTGATCATCTTCAGTTAGCGATTCAATCTTGATACATACACGCTCAAGGTTGATTGATGGTGTGTCAGGATGTCCTAGTTCACCCAATGCGCGGTTTGTTGTGATGTACTCTTGTGTGTAACGCCCAACTTCTTCACGCAATGTGCCGATCTTATACATTCTGCGATTACGGTTAGCTTGTTCACCAACCAGAAATACGCCTTGAATGTATAGATTCTTTTTGCCGTCTTCAGCACTTTCAGTCAAGTACTGTACGTCTTCAATTGTTTCTGTAATTAGTTTCATAGGTCTATACTGTATGTTGCTGTTTTGCTCATAACCATAATCAATGTGCCACCAGTTCCATCATTTGTTGCGAATACATTCGATGTTGCTGCATTAGCAATTGCACCGATGCCCATATCTTCTAAGTTGATCGTGTGATTCTTATTCAACTCAAGAACAAGTGTTCCTGTTGCATCATTACCGCGATAAACTCTCCACGTGCCATCACTGCTTGATGAAACGTGTGCAATTGCTGCTGCGGATACAGTTTCAAGCTGTGTGTTAGATGACAGTTGTGCCAACGTAACCAGTGTGTTTGCATTTCCGGTTACACGGATCGTAGACTTCGATCTTAGTGTGTTATTAATTTCTTTTGGCATTTATCGTATTCCCATTGATTTGCGGCGGCGCATTGACATTTTTCTTTTCAACAATGTTCTATTCATTCTAGCGCGACCTTTTGTTTTCCAGTATCTCTTTAGCTTTCTAGCTTTTTGTATTCTTGCTGTTGCGGGTATTCTCTTAACAGTATTGCCGGAAATTCTGTAGCCTTTGATTGCAGAACGTCTAACGTTTCGTTGTACAACGATTCTTCCTTTAGCGTTTCTACGAATTCTTCTACGAATCTTTTGGATTCTACCCTGCTTCACGATATTAGATTCATCTAAATCTTCCACAACATCATATATATCTACCGCAATAGCTCGCTTTTCTTCCTCAAGCCTTTTTGCAACAACAGAGTTCATGTGAGCAAAGATAAAATCTCTTGCTTCACTGAGTTTATTCTGTGATATAAGTTCTATAAAATTCATTGTACTTTACTAAGTGCAAATTCTCTAGCTTGTTCAAATGTTTCCGGTGATGTGTGTATCAAATCTACAAACTTTTCTTGATTTTCTTCTGTCAAACTGAGGTACACAGCTTGAAATGCTTCTAAAGTTTCCTCATCAAGCTCAACAATATCACCTGTATCAAGTTCAATCTGTTCAGCTTGAATCATACCAGCATCGTCTTGTGTGAATGGAATAGCAAAATCTTTATCCAATCTATCGTTGTGATAGACTGCAACTTTCATACCATTAGGATATAAGCGAATAGCTTTTCTTTTCAGTATCAAAATGAATGGAGGATCTTTTGCAATACTCTCATCTAGAATAATCTCTTCTTTGACTTCTTCAGCGTCATCAAATTTAATACGGTGTGCTCTGACTTTTTTACCAGATGCGGATAATTTGAAATCGCTAGTGTCAACAACAGATTCTTTTACAGACTTACGTGCTTGACGGTGAATCTGTGGATTATTTGTAATAAGATCAACCATCTTCATAAAAATGTTTTGAATGATTGATCTGTCTGCTTGACTGAAGTTAGGGCGCTCTTCTTCCATCTTAGCTAGAATCTGGTGCATACGTTGAATCTGTGCTTTGTTGCCTAATCCGGCACGAACCAAAGCATCAAACTTTGAAAAGTCTTGTTTCTCTTCTTCAACTACACTCTTAAATTCTTGCAACGACTTCATTACTCGCCCTGTGTTTCTTCTTCAGATTCAATTTCTTCTTCAGATTCTGGCTGTTCTTCAGTTCTGCCGTTGAACAACGCTGAAGCAACGTCTTGTTTTTTAGCTTCTAATGCATCAAATGCTTTTGCAGATAGCAACTCTTCTAAAGCACTCTTTGCCTCTGCATTTTGACCTGCACCCAACATATCAATTACTTGTCTTGCATCCATAATTATCTCCTTATTTTCTATTTAGCACTCTGCTGAATCTTGTTACAACAGCATCATGCTCTGGTGTATCCGATTCATTTGAACCACGATCTGAGATATTATCTTCAGGTGGAAAATCGGCTGAATTTACTTGTTCCTGATCTTGCTCTTGGCCCTGATCTGGTGATAATGGTCTTCCATCAGGACCCATCTGTACAGGCTCTGGCTCACTTCCTATCTGTTTGTCCATTGCTTTGATATCATCGTCAGTCAATTGTAGAATGTTTTTCTTGACCCACTCTTGTGAGAAATATCTTCCAACATATGGATCAACCATGCCTAACATCTGCAATCTATTTTGCCACAATTCAGCATCGCGCAACTCAGTGAAGTTATTATCTTTTCTGTAGTCGTAATAAATCTTATCTCTAAATTCATCCCACTCTTCTGAAGTGCAGATTCCTTTTAGAACCAATTGCGTCTTCAGTGCATGATCAAAAATCTGTGAGAACTTGTTACGAATCTTGGTAATGAACTTGTTGAATTTTAATTCATCTCTAGTGACTTCGGTTGATCTACCTAGACCAACCATACCACCACTTTGTTGTTCCATACGTGAGTAAGGAACATTCATTGACTGTAGTAGTTTCTTTTGAAAATACTGTACGTCTTCCATCTGACCCAAGTTTTGACCAGCAGGAAGCGTTGTGATTTCTGTACCTTTACCACCTTCGCGTCTAGGTAACCAGAAGTCTTCAAGCATTGACATGTGTTTACGATCATCACGCAACTCACCTGTGTTTGCGTCATAGACCATTTTGTTTTTGTACTTGACCATTACGTCACGTAGATATTGTTCAGCTTTACCTTTTGGCAAATTACCTACGTCAATGTAAAAAATTCTACGCTCTGGTGCACGACTAATTCTGTAGATAACAACAGCATCTTCAATCATGCGCAACTGATTCAGTGGCTTGATTGCTTTGTGTAGATGTGATATGACGAATGTATTTTTTGCATCCATCATGCCTGAGTTGACATTGATGATTGCTTCTGGAGCAATTCTCAATCCAGCATTAGCTGCGGCTGTGAATGCTTGTGTGGTTGTACCACGATCATTGTAAAGATAGTATTCAGCAACAGACTTGATAATATCTGCGCCAGTTTTTAGATCACGGCCCTTTTGAACTTCACGAACTTTTCTAATTTTTCGTGGATCAATGTATCTTAGTTCCTGAATACCCTCTTTAGGGTTTTGTTCATTGACGATAACATGATAGTAAATTCTACCATCAATGTACCATCTGCGGAAAATATCGTCAGCTAAGTTTGAAAAGTTCAACATCTTAGTGATAGTGTCAAACTCTTCTCTTATTTTCTTCTTGATTGTCTCTGGTTGTTTTAGATCATCAAGAACGATATCTACAACTTTACCATCTTTATCATGTGTAATGGCTTCATCAACAATTTCGGTAATTGCTTGGTCACACTCAGGATGATTAGACATTTCACGGTATCTTGTGATCAATTCAAGTTCATTACGAACTGAGCCTTCCAAGTCTACGTATGTACCGTAGTGTGCGTTTTGCGTTATCGTTACTGCGCCATCATCCAACGCTTCAGTTGGAAGCGCAAACGAGGACTGTTTAGGATCCTCTTTTTTGATAATGTCTTTATCACCTAACGTGAAACCGAATAATTTTATCATTCTATGTAATTCCATCCATCATTTTTTTGCACTCTGTTCCATATCATTCTATATGTATGACCTTCAATTTTATGAGATGCTTCTATGATGCTTCCAAATATGCCAAATGGAGTTTTTATTTTTTTTGAATTATTGTTATTGGAACCAGATTGTGTCACATGAGGTCTTAAACCACGCATTTTTTCTCTATGTTCTTCTGTTTTTGCAAGTCCAGACAGTTTTTTCTTTGCTGCTGCGGCAGCTTTTGGCTGAATCACTTTCAGATGATTCTCCAAATGCTTCAATACTTTTTCTTTTACTTCAGGTCTTTGGTGCACCATTTTCATTATTTTTCCATGTGCAACTTTATCTGTGATTGTATCACCGCCCTGTCCTTCTTCAATAGTTAAATTGGCCCAATCTTTTGACTTTACCACATCAAATTTTAGAGAATACTCTGTAGCAATTTTTCTAAAAACTTCTTTACTCTCAGTTATGAAAATACATTCTGTGCTAACATTATTTCCATATTTTTTTATATGCTTTGTCCAATATACACCCGACCCACGATATCTCACACACTCATCAAGTGAATGTGCTTCATGCTTACACAAGTATTTCAAACCTGTGACGTTGTGTTGTTTGATCAGTAAATATATTGCCACAGAAAATTTCTTTCCATTATGAAAAGATAGGAGCGATGTGCCCCTATCTTATTAGACTACTAGGTCCTCTACTGCTTCCCACCATTGATAGGTCAAGTTCACAGTAAATTCTTCAATAGTATCGTTAGAACCCCAATCAACATCAATTGCTGATAGGTCTGTTGGAAATAATCCAACAAATTTGTACTTCTTGATCACATCACCAGCTTTGCTGTATTGACGAACTTCACCATCAGTGCTATAACCCAGTGCAGTTGCTGCGGCTGGATTACGGATGTTGGTTGCATGTCCATTGATACCGTTCATCCAACGCTCAAAGGCGTTACGGATTATAAAGTCTTCATCATTGATGATTGTGATAGACCAATCTTGGAAGGTTCTGTTACCAGCAAACTTCAATTCACGACCAAAATATTGGACAGGAACCGAGTTAACTGTAGAGCCTGGCAGTTGAGCAGTCTTACACATGAAGCTCGTTTTTTGTTGTGCGTTTCCTGGCAAAGCGAATGCTGGAAATGGTAGCGTAACCTCAAATAAATTTGGGCGGGCTCCATCTCCCTGCATTTGAGAGCGGAATTCGTTGATGTTAAATGCCATTTAGTTTCTCCTATCTCTATTTATTAGAACTTACCAACAACTTCTTCGAATGCTACGCCAGTGCGTACTGCAACAAAGTTCAGTTGGATAAAGTTTATTGAACGAGCAGGCTTGATGTAAATGTCACCGACAAATTCGTTACGGTCAATTACTTCACCTGTGTTGTTTGTGGTATCACATACAACTCTGTAATCATACACACCACGGCGACCTTTTACATCACGTAGATATGGCTCAACCAAGTTTACAAATGCTGCGCGTGTGAAGTCATCATTGAATTCAAACAATGAAGAACGTGCTGCTCTAGCAATTGACTTTTCTAGTACGATGAACAATCTACGAACGTTGATGCGATCAAATGCACTTGGGCGATTCAAGAAAGTCTTATCACCATATAGAATTGTGCCTTCACCTGGGAAGGTAACAACTGAGTTTACGCCTTTTTGATACAGAGAATCTCGTTCAGCTTTGTTTGGATTCCAAGCTAACTTGACAACGTTTTTGATAACACCGCGAGTTGTTCCTGCTGGTGAGAACCATGGATCGCGCTCACTATCTGTACGAACACATAGACCAGCAATATCACCATTCAACGGTACCCAACGATATACGTCATTGTACTTATCGTATTGATATTTCCATCCACTATCCACAACTGCATATGAGGATGATGTGAATGTTGCTACTGTTGATGTAATGTCAACTGATTCAGAGCCTGCATTGTCAACAACGTCTGCCTTATCTGGTGAAATGAATACCATGCAGTCTTTACGTGACTCTGCTAGAGCAACCAGCTTGTTTGGAATAACAGCACTGTTTGTAGCTCCAGCCATCAACAATGATACATCAATAGAATCTGCGTTTGCAAACAAGTCTAATGCTGTGCTAGTATTAGCTGCAACTGGTGATACATCTGCGCCGTTAGCTAAAGTTGCACTGAATGCTGCTACTAGTACTGCATAAGAAACTGCACCAGATGCTGCTGTACCCCAGTTACCTAGTCTGTGACCACCAAACCACAAGTACTTTGAACGATTGTTGATAACATCTTTGTAGTAATTGCTTGAACCGTCTGCTGATTTCGCATCAGATGCCTTTGAAACGTAACCAAATCTCTCAAGAATTGTGTTTGCTGTTCCTGAAATTTTACCTGTAGTGTCCACAACGATAATGTGCATCTCATCATTTGAAGATGAACGATCCGTAGCAAAGTCTGATGTTGCTGGAGCAGAATCAAAATTACCTGCATATGTCCAGCCAGTATACGTGTTTGAATCTACCATCGAAACACGGATAGAGTTGCCTAGTGTGCCTGGATATTTTGCGTAGAATGTTTCGCCTGCAGTGTTTGCGCTGTGATTTTGTTGATAGTCAGTTTCGTTCTCTATCAAAACCGCTGTACCCGTTGCTGCATTAAGTGCACCTGCACCGACCGCACGAACAACGCGCAAATCACTACCGTAAGATAGGAAGTTGGCTGCTGTGAAGAAAGTTTCGTAGGTGCTATCGCTTGGTTTACCGAATCTGTTTGCAAGTTGAAGTTCGTCAGTGATGATTGTTACCTCATTGACTGGACCCCATGCAAAATCTCCAGCTAAACCACCAATAGTAGTTGCAACAGAGGGAACAACTGTTGTCAAATCTACTTCGGAGGTTTGAACTCCTGGTGACAATTGAAAAGCCATATTTTGTTCTCCTTATTATTTTTATAGAACTGAATC